AACCTGTCGGGCCTGTGGAACCGGTAATTCCCGTGGAACCTGTCGGGCCTAGGAAACACTGGAAGCACGGGACTCGCAGGTCCCACTGGTCCCTCGGGAATTACCGGTGACTCCAGTGACTCCAGTGGCTCCTGTTGGTCCAGTGCCACCGAAAACTGATTTTCCTTCGACAATTAGCGTATTAAATCTAGCCGTAGCTGCACTGACATTATTGGCGTGAATACTGCGACTTTGCAATCGTGAGAAACTGGCATCTGATCGTAATGAATTAGGGGTTGTCATATGTGGGTTGTTGTTGGTGTTTTTTATATTAAAAAACATATGTATTTTTAATTGGGTTGCCAAAGTTGGCCGGGGCTCACAGCAAATCCGATGTGATTGTCTCCAAATAGAGGCTCACAACAGGCTCATAACGCATGGTGGTGTGTTACTCAATGGACAAGCGCCCACACGACCGCCACGTGGCCATTTTCGGCAGCAAGAAAAGCAGCGGATTCTCTATTATTTATTTATTTTTTTTTTCAAATTTTAATTTAATGACAAAATATCTGATGAACGGAAACCGATATCTTGCGGTCGTACGTAGGCTAAGTGTACGTCAATGCCCCGTGTCGGTGTACTTGCCCAAAATTGCCTGACTCTCCGCCACGAACGCCCGCAAGCTGTCCGGGCTTGGCTGCACTGGCACGATCGGTTCGGCATCTTTCTTTTTTTTATTTTTTTTTATAAAAAAACAACACCCAAAAACAGCAAACACATGCCTCGTCCCAAAAGATCCCTTAGCAAAAAACGCTACACGATCACCGGCGGGGGCGCCCTGCCGTATGGGGCGTCCCGTGAAGATTATATTTGGGATAACAAAGACAAAGAATATGTCCACAAGGATACTGTCGATTTAGCTGAACGCTTACCCTGGACTGACCCGGTCGTCAAGAAAAAGAAGAAGAAAAAGTCTTCTAAGAAGCCTTCCAGGAAAGACCGACTTAAAAAACAACAATCAAAACACAAGAAAACTAGCTCCAAGAAAAAGAAAACCAAATATTTCAAAACAACGACTTGCACCGCGAAGTCGCCCACTGTGACATGTCGGAAGAACAAAAATAAAATTTGCACAGGCCCCCGCGGGGGGAAATTCTACCTATCCAAATCTGGGTTGAAAGTTTATTGTAAGAAGTAATATTGTTTACAAAAAGTCCATGTCCACTACGCCACCGCCATGTGCTTGAAACAAATCGTTATACAAACGCACGAACAATCTGCAAACATTCTCTATCAGATTTCTTTTCACTCCACGGCGGATGCGGCCTTGGCGGCACCTTTCTTGAGTTCCTTGATTTCCAAGATCTTAACACATGGTGGTGTGTTACTCAATGGACAAGCGCCCGCACGACCGCCACGTGGCCATTTTCGACAGCAAGAAAAGCAGCGGATTCTCTATTATTTATTTATTTTTTTTCAAATTTTAATTTTCATGACAAAATATCTGATGACCGGAAACCGATATCTTGCGGCCGCACGTAGGCTAAGTGTACGTCAATGCCCCGCGCGGGCGCATTATGAGAAAGCGGTGCATGTGCAGGTGCAGGTGCAGGTGCGGGCGGAGAAGCGGGAGGATCGGAGGGCGGGGCTGCTGGGACTGGGGCGGGAGATACGAGTTCCATTGGCCGAGCGTGAACAAATTGTATCTCGGGTGAATCTTGGTACAAATTGTCTGGACAGTCGTCAATCGTGTTCGCCACCAAATGTGCCATTAAGTGAATTGGTTCCTTCGGAAGTTTTGCATAAAACTCCTTAGTTTCTCGCTCCCGCTGTTGTTTTTCTTCTTCTTCCGGATCAATTGGCTCAAGTTGTTGCTGGTTGTTGTTGTTGTTGTCGGGATCGATGGGGGCGTATTCCATGACAGTCACTCCAGTGACGAATCTGCCACGTACTGGCTTGCCCTTCCACGCCGACGTGGTGTTCTCCACCTTGAGCCCTTCTTGTTGAAACACGTCGATAATTTGGTCGAATGAGAACTGCGCGTAAATTTTCCGGCTTTGGAGAAATTCCCTCAAGTGTGCTTGGAATGCAAAAAGCGGCATTTTGAACTCGTCCCCGCGGACGAGAACGGACGAGTCGTGCAGAAATTTCTTGATGGGATTGGTGGAAACGGCGATCTTAGTTTGCATCTTCTTAAAATAGCGCGGAACCTTCTCCCAAATGCCATGCCCCGCATATTCTTTTGCCGTCGCCATGTACGCCTGCTGTGTCTTGAAGAGGATGGCGGGGAGTTCTGATTTGAGCTTGTTGTCCAAATCCGGGTCGGACGCTTTAACCCGCCGGTTGAACTCGCACACGAGCAGCCGGCGGACGATGCTTCCGGCAGAGTCGATCCAGGGACCCAATTCATTGCCGAAGAGAATACCGGGCGTTGTCCAAGTGACCGTGCGCGCCGTTTTAAACTTGCCGGCCACTGAAAGCTCTTCCCCCGAAATGAGAGACTGGAAGTCGGAGCGCGCGACTCCAAAGTTCTTGGTCACTTCGAAACAAATGAAGAGTTTCTTGCCGGCGATGGCGTCGAGGCCAAATTTCTGCTCGATGTTGCTGGACATGATTGCGATGTCTTCGGGTTGGAAGAATTGCTGCACCAACTTGCCGATGGTTGACTTGCCACTTTGCGCCACCCCTTTGATGAAAAAAATAACTTGCCACCCGTCGTGCTCGTTGACTTCGTACAATAGCCGACCCAGCTGCGCGTAAATAACGGAAGCGACAAGCGGAGTAAAGAGTTGGTAGTCCACGATTCTTTGAAACGCGGGGGTGGCAATATTGTACCAATTGCCGTAGTTGAACAAATCTCGGTCAAATTGCTGCGCAAAAAATTTGCAACACACCAATTTTTTGGGCACCTTCGCCTTGCTCGCAAAACTGTAAAACGTCTCGTTAGAGGGGTGGAGCGAGAGCACCCCGTTCTGAAACGACCGAGAGCGGCGATCCGGCTGAAGCGGAGGAAATTCGTGGTCGAAACAGGTCTCCAAGTAGCTGACCGTCGCCTTCACGTTTCCCGGGCCAGACGTCATGTCCAACCACATGTCGTAGTCCACGTCCTTGTCGACCATCTTCATCACACAAGCCTCCAGCGAAGACACGCGCCGCCACGCATGGGTGTTGTGCAGTAATGGGAAACTGAGGTCGTTCAAGGCCTTGTCGGACATCCGCAGCAGGTCGTCATAGTCCTGGAAACTCTCATTTCCGTCGCTATCCTGCACCAAGGCGATCCGAATTTCCTGGTAACAGGCGCCGTTGTATCGCCGGTAATTGTTCTCGAACAACTTGCCCAGAGTGAAGAGCAGCAGGCGCTGCCACGCGGTCTGCTTGCTTGGGTCTGGCATGCTGTAGTCAAACAAGTGCAGGTCTTCGTCGAGGTGCATCATCAGGTCCATCGTCCGCAATTTCGTTTGTTTCACGTGATTGATGATGATCTGCTTGCCCACAGACATACTTCGAAGAATATGGGTCATGGTGGCGCGATTCAACTGCGTCGTTTGGTCTTTGTTGCCCATCAAACCGCGCATTGAAAGCAAGCGAACTAGCAACATCACGGCGTGGAGGTACTTGGCGGTCATGGGCCCCCGCACCTGTTCGGGCAGCACGTGCTCAACCGCCATGTTCTCCAAGTTGTAAAATTTTTTGAACGCAGCAACAGGATCCGCCTCGGCCAAAGTCGCCGTAATTTTCTCGTGCAATTCGTCCTTGAAAGCGTAAAGCGTGGCGTCTGGTAAATCGGCGAGGATTTCCAAATCAACTTCGGCGACCATGAACGTGTCCTCAAAGGAACTGCCGGCGCGACCCCGCTGGAGTGTTTCATCATCATCATCTTCTTCATCTGGGTGTGGCTGGAAGGTTGCCAAGGCCTGCGCGGTGAAGACAGAGTCTTGAACTTCTCCCCAGCTCGGGTAAACCACATGCTGTTTTTTTCTTTCCCCCGGCAGACGCAGCTCCGATAACATTTCTTCTTCTTCTTCTTCCTCTTCTTCGTCTTCAGAAAGTTCAGGGATCCGCTTCTTTGTCTTGCGCTGCTTCTTTCTCTTTCTTCGCTTCGGTCGGGTGCCTTCATCAGATTCCGACTCCGACAAAATGGCCTTTCTCTTGTGCAGCCTCGTCAACTTGCGTGCCTTGCGTGGCTTCTTCTTCTCTTCCAGTAACCTATTGACTTTATGATAAGAAAAGTCGTCGTCGTTGGAAAGGTCATCCTCATCGTCAATGAAAGCGGCGTCTTCCGAATTGAATCCCTCGACGTCTTCTTCTCCAGAGTCTGGCCCACTGGCGACCGCGCGGTCATCGATGAAATTCATCTCCTCACCCTACACGATTATTTTTTTTGTTCATATGAAAAAGTAAAATCCAAAAGAATAAAAAAAGAAACGAGAGCAACAATTTACGAAAAAAAAATTCCGGTTGTTGAGATAGAAATAAAAACTTTTTTTTTTGGAAAAAAAAACTTAAATTCGACCTCATGTTCACCTTCTGGTAAGAATACTGTCAAGTATTGAACCAAAACAAACCCCACGAAGAGAGAAAAAGGGGCACCATGAGTGATGATGAAAATTTCCGCTTTCATTTTCATCGCGCACATCCACAAATCACTGGAGCGGCAGAAACTTTGGTGACCTGTTTCAACAATGCTTTGCAAAAAATACCTCCCACCGCAAGGGGAAATCTTGAGATAGAATCTTTATTTGGGCGGCGGCATTACTACACGAACACGACCCACCCTCGGTTTGACAACAGCCTCACTCTTCCCATTATGAGACAACTGACTTCAATGCTGGAAAGTTTTTCTGAATGGGATGCCATCACCGACTGGTTTATTGTGTACGACTACTATGCTTCCAAAACGGACCGAGTGCGAGTAAAATACGTCGACTCAACGCAAACAGTCACCTGTATCCGGAAGCATCGGTTAAGCCAGACCGACTTCGCCTATGGCACCGACAGCAAGTGGAGTCTGCGCGATTACTTGACCCGGGTGAATATGAAGTTCGAAGAAGAATTGCCTTTAGACGGCTTGGTCGAGTTCAAATCGGTCAAAATTTCGCTCCGCAAAATGTTCACCGTCGCTTCCACCAATGTCAATAATGTTAGTTGGACGTTTGAGGTGATCCAGTATTGGACCGGTAACTCTTTGGCCGAAGCGGAGAAGGCCATGCGAACGACCGCCCCGACGTGGAGCTTGGAGTGTGAAATTGTAAACATTCCGCCCAACAATACTTTAACAGAAAAAGAAAAATTTGTGATGTTTGCTAGTTTGCTACTGAAAATGCAAGATTTCTTGGATTTCCCAGTTCTCTACGCCGAAACAAGCCCAAATCCCGATCAAACCACGTTACCCATATTCACCATTGTTTGAGGAGGAGGTTTTTTTTATGTATGTTTTAAAGAAAAAAAAACCAACAAAGTTCCACAACTTGATTCCCGAAAAACAAAAATAAACATGAACATTGCGATACCCATTCTTCTCGGGTGTGTGATTTTTGTCTTTGTATTTCTGATCATTTACATTCTCCGGCGCTGTTTTTTCGACCGCAAAGATGACGCGACGAACGAATGGAGTTTTGATTGCTTCGATTGGACCATCCTGGGGATCGCCGCGATTTGCGGACTCGTCGTCGCTGGCATACTATTGCCTTGGAGCTGTCGGGGAAAAGGGCGGGAAGAATATCTGATGACGACACCCCCCGGAATGGTAAGCAATTTGTATTCACCCACCCAGTCGTTGGGTTCTCCCGAAGCGCGGCTGACGAGCCCGCCAACCCAACCCTACGGCCAAGGGTCGTTCCCAACACCGCCTCAAATCATCAGCTCAGGGCCTCGAGCCTCTCCTCCTCCCCCCCGCTCTCCGGATTACAGCGCACTAATCGATCAGGCAGCCGCGGGGCAATAAAGATGGCGGTATAAAAGGCGAGTAGAAAAGAATCTGCCAAATCATCCTGTTTCTTGTGATCGGCAAAAACGACGGTCGAAAGATTGCTCACTTGGTATTCTGCCACCAATTTTTCAAACAACGCAATGCTAAGTTTTTTTCTCGCGCAATGCGTTTTCCCCCTCGTCTGTCCGTACTTCTGCAACCAAGGCGTGCAGTACTTGGAGTTGGGCGACACGAATTTGACCGCAAGCAACTTTTGTCCAAACGTGGCCCTTGCCAAGAACTGGCGAAAGTACGCATAGATGAGATGAGACAGCAACACCAATTTTTGGTTTCCGTATTTTCCATGCGGCTGCTGCTCGATGCAAACAAACGTGGGCAGCGCCGTGGCGGGAAAGATCAGCGGAAGCAAATACTCCGCCAAGGCATGGACGTCGATGGAGTGCATGTCCGTGCAAGATTTGAACCGTGTGTTGCAGAATTCCAACATATCAACTAGGTGCCACTGTGCGATCGCCCAGTCACCAGTGTTTTGTTTCACCAATTGACAAAAACTTAAATTCCGAATACCAATGTCAATTCCGAGCCAAGTCATCATGTTGTTGTATGCACAATATTAAAAGCTTGTTTTAATTATTAAACAACAACAAACACAACCCACAGCCATACCCCCCCCCATCTCTTGTGCGTAAAAGGGCCCCCAAAAACAATGTCCATCAACCAAGAACCCTATTTGCAAAATTCTTCATCCGTAATCCGGTTGCAGGATATGGAAAATTTGTATAACCAACAAGATAATCTCCAAACCCCCGCGAGTCGGCTATTTTGGAGCGTGTCCAATTTAAGACACGTTGTGCAACAGCTCGAGGCAATTTTAAGCAAGTGTACCGGAAAAGCCGTACAGGTTGTAACAGACGATTGGTTTTTTCTCGAAGCCAGCAAGATGGTCAACCAGGCAGGAAACAGCCCAGACGTCAACCGGACAGTGGCTGTGTTGAACGAGAACTTTGTTAATCACATGGTTCCTCTGCACATGCAAACCATCAAACGTCGGAAATTATTTTTCAAATACTACATCTACCAGGACCGCGCGAGGGTCGTAGACTACCCAATGGACACCCACGGCCGTCGCCGAATTACCCGGCCGAGTAATTTTACATATACCTTGAACAATCCCGATAAAAAGCAATGGTGTGATTTTCGGCAAGCGGTGGAACACCAAAAGTGCAGTGTGCGCACACCATCGCTTTTTGATGTGTATTTTTGAAAAATGTGTTGCGGTGAGTGGAAAAACAAGTATGCATCATCCGGGAATCGAACCCGGGTCACATCGGTGGAAGCGACGCATTCTGCCACTGAACCAATGATGCAGAGCATTCACCCAAGTGATAAAAAAAAGAAGAAAAAAAAATTCTCACAAGTGCACAAAAAAATCTATTTTAACCAACCAATTTTTTTTTTTGAAAAAAAAATCACAAATCTTGCACAAGTGTACAAAAAAATCTATCTTAACCAACCAATTTTTTTAAAAAAAAAATTCGTCAACCTTGGAACATCAAAAATCCAAAAAGCCACTCTACATGAGCTGGTTGGACCTGATCCCAACTCATGATCCACCAAGCTGTGCCAATAGCTGGACCAGACTCCTTGCCCGTCCTCGGAACCCTATTTTTAATCGTGGATTTGTGATAAAAGGAAAACGCAAACACAGTCGGTCCCGCGATGTTTTGGGGCTCCGTGGGTCCAAATCCATTAAAAAAGAAAAAACCGGGCGAATCCGCAAGGTCCGACGCGCCCGAGGCGTCACCCGGCTCCGAAAACTCCCCGGCGTGTCATTCAAAACGATCGGCGCCTCGGCCGCGATTCGGCAGTGTCCGGTGAGTTTATTCACCTTTCAACAATGTGTGGTGAATACGCTGTCTGAGATTTTGCCGATCGAAGGACGGACGAATATTTTTGGCTCGTGGCATGCGATTATTCTCGTGGGCGTGTTTTATCGGTACGGTAATCTCACGTGGATTGTCCTGAACCGCGCCAATTGTCGATTATACACAAGTGCTCATTTTATCGCTGACGCAATTCACCTGTTCCAAATGATGCGAGGGGACCTTCGTCTGGAAGAAAGTCAACGGCGCCGAAAATGGCACCGCCAAGGTTTCAACGACGTGACGTGTATCTACAAGACACAGACCGAGTACGAGCGTAACGTGGCGTTTCAGCTCCAAAAACTCCCACGCGCTATTTTACAATTCGGTCCGTCACAACACACGCTGCGCTCGGGCCAAGAATTTATCAACGGCGGCGGGGCCCAGGGCAACTTCTTGGCGACGTTCCAACGGGGGATGTCACGTCCCCCGGGTTTTGATCCCGTGATCGGCCACTTGGTTGACGGAACGAGAGGGTGGAAAGTGTTCAACAATACAGTAAACGGCCGGTGTCTAGAAAAAGCTCGACGCGTTTGTCCCCATTCTGCGGTGGTGGACAGACTCAAGTTTGTGCAAGGATTTACTTTGTCCAAAGCTTCACCGCACATCATGAACAACGTGCCGTCTTCACTCCACGCCAAGTGCACGGCTCTGGTTGCGCATTTTACGCCATTTATCGACTACGTCAAAGCCCATCCTACTGTACTATTTTTCCCCACAGGAGATACCAAGATATAAAAATGCAAATAATTCATAAAAATTTTTTTTTAATTATGAAAACAAATTAATGGTAATAATAATAATTCAATGTGCGAGTTATTTCTTTTGCCGCTTGTCGTTGGTTTTATCCTCCTTGACCAAGGTGACGGTAGACTCCCCAGCCTTTCGCTTCGCACCACCACCAGCTCCAGTCAGCAAAATACTCATCGCCTGGCCTTGTGTTGCGGCTTTGGGAGGACTCTGCTTCCGCTCGACGACTGCAATTGCTCCACCTGTTGTTGTCGTTGTTGTTCTTGTTGCTGTTTCCGATTCCACCACCGGCTTCGGTCCGGAGCCCCACCCAAAGTCGTCGATGGCCTCTTTTCGCGGCTGTTTGGGGAAAATGGCGAGATCAGTGACCAGAATGGTCATGCCAAATTGAACTTTCTGGAACCAGAGGCTCTGCACTTCAACAATGGGCATGCTATCGGCGTACTTGACGACGTCAGCGTGCGTGCCGGGGGACAAAGTGGGGGGGCCCGTCTTGTTTTCTCTGACATTAACAACGCGCAGTTGTCGGTCGCCAGCTTCGATGTTGGCTTTGGTGTGGAGACGAGGCGGGTACTTGCCCTGCGGGTCGAAGGTGAGCAGCGGGTAGTACATCATTCGGATTTTCTCCTCACTAATGGCGCCCTTGAACCACTTGTCCTTGTTGGCGATGGCGGTGTTCAAGTTCTGCTCGTCAAGTGCTTGAAAAAACTTGACCAACTCTGGATTTTCCAGGGATATTTCAACAGAAGGCCGCGCACCGGAATCTTCGTCGTATTGGGAAATACCAAAGGGCAGTCTGCATTTTGCCTCATCCGGCGTTGCGAGTTGAATACGCAGGTTCGATTCGTGTCCTTGGCGTGCGCGAATGTACACCACGTTGGAGCCCTTCCTTGTCTTAGTCATCGACTTGTAGTGTATCTCCGGCAGTTTGACTTCCGTGTAATGAGCGACCGGCATGATTTTCTTCTGGTTGTTCTTCCGCGACTTTGTTTTTTTAGAAATAATAAAATGATTTTTTTTTGTCCACTTTGGGTTCGAACGCAACTTTTTGAAGCGGAAACTTTTTTTTCAAGATAGATTTGGTTTTCAAGATAGATTTGACATGGCAAAATCATGGAAATTTTGTTTGTGTTCAATCTATTCATTTATTTTTCAAGTTGGTTTATTTAAAAAAAAAACCTTCCGAGGATGGCTGATGTAGAATTTCTACTTTACGTATTGCCTTTAAACCCGGCTTGTCTAAAAGCGCTCAAATACGCCGCCGCGATTAATTGTCGAATCCACGAGTGCGACGTTAACTTGTTGAAAAGCAAACCCTCCTGGCTTACGGGCGTGCCAACTTTGCTCGATCGCAAAACAAAAACCATCTACCGGGGAACCCATTGTTTACGAGAGCTCCAGAACATGTGTTTGTACAACCCGGTCCGACTGAAACCAATTCCCGAGCACGCCCCACCCCGAACTGAAGACAGGATTAGAATCCCCGCCTGGGGTTTGCTGGTTCAATCCGGACCCGTTCTAAAAATGAATGGTATAATCAAACCCACCCGAAAACAACGTGATGTCCCTGCAATCACCATTGAAGAAATCCCGTAGGGACGAAGACTGTCTGTGCCAGTACGCGGATTGGCTACACGGTTTGCTCTTTGCGCCGATGGCGGGCGTGCCCTGTTTAAAAGAAAAAATCTTGTTTGCCATCCTGTTCAATTTGCTGAAAAACAACATTCCTCCAACAGACAAGGCTGGTGCCGATGACGCACTCGCCATGGTGCGACGAAATATTGTCATTCGGGGGTACCTGAGTACCTATGGGTTCGAGGCCGCCAAACGCAAGCTACTGCGCCGGTATCCTTTTATTGAAGAAAGTTTGATTGACTACATGTTCGCGCTCGGGACCGCCGACACCCGGGCGATTTATCCCGAAGTGTCCGCGGGGACGTTCAAGGCCATTCTCGAGATCGTCCCACCCGGCCACCTCGCAGAGTTTGTGCAAGCACTCCTGAACCCGTCTCGCCTTACCCCAACTTCGATTTCCAGGTACCGCGTGAGTCGGGGCACGTTCGTGTTACCCAAACCCGGCTACGATATTTGTGCCAGCGGCCGGGGGGGCGAGGAGGGAGCGATCCGGGGCGTGCACATCACGTTCCGCGATTGAAGCAGTGGGGAAATACACCTTCAGGAACCCCTTGAGATACAATTCGCCCTTGGCGCGGTTCTTTTTGAGCACGTCGTTGACGCAAAACAATTTTGGCCGCGAGCTGAGCAAGTTTTTGAAGATCGCCTTAAAGTTCGTGTGGTCGGCAAGAGAGTGGTAAGTGCCCAAATGCTTCTGCTTCGCCGCTTTTCTTGCGTAAATCCCCCAGTACAACAAAAAGCCGATGAAGTAGATGTTGTAGGTCCGCCGGAAGCGCGACGCCGAAGTGCGTTCCGCGAGCTGGCGCACCCTGGGATTGTCCCAGGCCGCTTGAAATGTTGATTTCAGCAGCGGTACCGCCTGGTGGGCGGGATATCGGCGGCGCCGTGGTCTTTTCGGAAAGAGCGCGTCCAGCAGTTTCCCGTTATTGACCCAGGCCATCGCATGCTTGCTCATGCTGCGGCGAATTTTCCCCGTTGGCAAGAATCCCCCGCAAAGATCATACTTGGGCAGTCCGGAGCTCGTGAAGAAATCCGAGGGGTGGCATGGGCTGCCGAAGAACATGTCGTCGTTGAGGTAGATAAAGTGTTCGGATAATCCGGGAATGCGATGCAAGTGAACTTCGATTGCTTGGGAATTGAATGTCGGGAGGTGAGCTTTGTACTGGGGACCAAATAACAGAGAGTGGGGAATGACTTTCACGGGGATGCTGCAATTTTCCGAACCCGCACGAAGCCACGCCGGCGATTGCGAGTCATCCGCGATGATAAAAATTTGCCGGACCCAGGGCGCGAAGTTGTAGACCGACCGAATACTGTATTTCAACTCGCCATTGTCGGTGTACCGATTGACGCCGTTGTCCGTGGCTTCTTTTTTCCCGTCTTTTTGCATAAAGTAGCGCCGCAAATTGTCATGCTCGGGGGTGTTTTCCACCCAAGTGTACACGACGTCGATCGGGTTCATCTTTTTATCCTTAGTGGAAAGACAATAAATTCTTTGTTATATCCGACTCGCGTCTTGAAGAAACGAAACTTTCCAGCAACCTTTCAGAAACTTTCCAGGGTTTTTTTTTATTTTAATCTTTCGGATTCAGAAGAGAGAGAGAGATATGCACAAAAATTTCACCAGAGAAAAAGAAAAACAATGGCGGAAGCACGCATGCTTCAGGCGTCCGTCACGGACTCTACTTTTTGGAGCGGGAAAAAAATAACGACCATGCCGTTTAAAGAGATAAAAAACATTCAACTGACAGTACTGGACCAAACCACGATTCGAAAAATGAGCGTGTGTCCCGTGACCGCCACGACGCTTTATGAAAAATCATTACCGCGCCCATTCGGGATCAACGACATTCGCATGGGCACCGTGGACCGCAAGCTCCGCTGCGGGACCTGCATGAATGGCATCATCGCGTGCAACGGACACCCGGGTCATATCGAATTGGCGGTTCCGGTCTACCACATCATGTACATTCCCTACGTGCTCAAGCTGCTTCGGTGCCTGTGTTCGCATTGCTACCGACTCATCCTCCCCGCCACGGACAAGACCCTGGGCTTGATTTTGCGGAAGCACAAGACGTCCCCTAAAACTCGCTTCCACGCGATCTACTCGCACTTGAAAAACAAAAAGCAATGTTCCCACGCCGATTGCGGGTTTTACTTACCTAAGTATTCGCAGTCGAGTCTGAGCATCAAACGCGAATGGTTACAAAAGGCCCGGGCCCAGTTTCAAGAAGGCCCCCCGAAGAAAAAAGCCCGCAGTCGAGGGAGTGGCCGAAGAAAAGGTGGAGGTGGAGGCGAAGGCGGCGTCAGTAGCACACAGCCGCCGCCGTTGAAGTTCACGGAGGAAGAACGAGAGGCGTACCTGCGTCCCTTGTCCTGTGAGATTGTGCAACATACGTTGGAAATGATTGACACGGAGGTCTATGACATGCTCGGATTCAGCGCTGCCACGCTGCATCCTCGAAATTTTCTCATCGAAACCTTGCTCGTCCCGCCTCCGATTATTCGCCCCTCGATTTCCTTTTCGGAGAGTTCTCGGACGCGAGGCCAAGATGACTTGACCCACAAATTACAAGAGATCTTGAAGACCTCCAACAAGATCACCAAGCTGGCCCGGAACGCGCCGACGCGGCAGTCTTTGATCGTGGACCTCCAACTCCTGGTCGCCACCTACATGAACAACGAGTGTTCGGGCATCAAGATTCCGTTGAAGAAGCGGTCCGGGTTGCCGGAAAAATGCGTGGTGAAGCGGTGGCGGGGGAAGAAGGGGCGCGTTCGCGGTAATTTAATGGGCAAGCGCGTGGACTTCTCTGCCCGCACGGTGATTTCGCCGGACTGCATCATGGACGTGGACGAGATTGGCATTCCGTTTGCGATTGCGCACAAACTCACGTTCCGGGAAACGGTCAACAGTTTGAACATCCACGAACTGACGCGGAAAGTGCACCGCGGCCACCTGCCACTGAACGGGGCCCGGAGCATCATCGACGCCGACGGCAAGCAAACCCAGCTGGAGTTTGCCAAAAACCCCAAGGCCATTCGGTTGCAAATGGGCTGGCAGGTCGAGCGGTACATGCGCGATGGTGACTACGTCCTCTTCAACCGCCAACCGAGTCTGAGAAAAAAATCCATCATGGCCCACAAAGTTCGCTTGATGCCCGGCAAAACCTTTCGGCTAAACCTGTCGTGCACCGGGCCGTACAACGGTGACTTTGACGGGGACGAGATGAACGTGCACTTTCTCCAGGACTACGGGGCGATTGCGGAGGCACGCGAGTTGATGGCGGTGGAAAAACAAATCTTGAATGCGCAAAACAACAAACCGGTCATGGGGATCGTGCAAGATACGTTGCTGGGGTCCTACTTGCTGACCAGCAAAAACCGATTTCTCTCCAAAGCGGAAGTAATGCAACTTCTCATGGCCATCAAGTACCCCAAGCGCCAGGCGTTCGAGTTACCGGTTCCGGCCATCCTAAAACCTCGGCCTCTGTGGACGGGGAAACAAGTATTTTCTTTTTTGATCCCACCCGTGAGCCTGCGGAGTTTCAAAGGCCGGGACGGGGAAGCAGTGGACGACGAACGCGACGTTTTGGTGGACAAGGGGGAGTTGCTGATCGGGCGAATGACCAAGAAAATGCTGGGCGCGTCGTCGGGTGGGCTGATTCACGTGTGCTGCAAGTTAGTGGGCAATCGGACGACGCTGGAGTTTATGAGCGACTGCCAGCGCATGGTCAACACGTGGCTCGAAGGCGTGGGTTTCAGCATTGGGATTTCGGATTGTTTGGTGAGCGCCGACGTGGCTGAAAAAATCCAACGCGCGGTCGATGACTGCGTCGCCCACGTCGACCACGTCAATGCGGTCGGCAAGGACTTAAATATTCCATTCACGAAGCGCGAGATGCATGCGTCCGGTATGCTGTCCAAGATGCTGGACGTGACGGGTGGGATGGTTCGCACCGACCTCGATTCGGATCAGAACGCCCTGACCGCGATGGTGGTTGCTGGGTCGAAAGGCAACCCCATTAACATTTCACAAATCATGGGTTGCGTGGGACAGCAGTCCATCGAAGGACATCGCATCTACGACGTGCGCAATCCCACAGACCGCACGCTGTCCTGCTTTCCCAAGCTCGCGGATTCGGCAAAAAGCCGGGGGTTTGTGCGGAATTCGTACATTCAAGGCTTGACCGCCCAAGAAATGTTCTTCCACACGATGGGCGGGCGCGAAGGGATCGTGGACACGTCGGTCAAAACGGCCGACACGGGGTACTTGCAGCGGCGAATTATGAAGGCGTTGGAAATGTACATGGTGGACTACGACCAAACCGTGCGAGACACCGCGGGTAATATTTTGGATTTTGTGTATGGGGGCGACAACTGCGATGCGCAGAACTTGGAAAAGGTGACGCTGCACTGGCTTGAGCTCTCCGGGGTCGAGCTGCGGCGCCAATTTTCCGACGACTTGCTCGGCGCCATCGAATTTGACCGCACGAAATCGCTGATCGCCAAGTGCATGGACGCAAAATTAACGCTCCTGGCCCCGCGGCTGGTCACGACGGCCTACCTTCCTCTGAACATCCCTTCGCACTTGGCGCAATTCAAGAAGAAAAGCCCGGGCACCGCCGAGCCGATATCTGCCGAGTTTGTGTACCAACACGTCACGGGTCTGATAGAATTTCTGGCCGGCCACGAAGACTACCACACCCTCTATCTCCGCTCCAGCATCGCGTTCCATCTTCGGACCAACGTCATCGTGGAGCAGTACAGCTTCACACCCGAGACGTTTGCCAAGTTCATCGACAACCTGTCTCACGTCTACCTGAAAACAGCAGTGGACGCGGGCGAATGCGTGGGTGTGTTGGCGGCCGAGTCGGTCGGCGAGCCGTGTACCCAACTGACCCTGAATACGTTTCACTTTGCAGGGATCGCCGAGAAAAACGTGACACTCGGCGTCCCAAGGATCAAGGAATTGATTGACGCGCGAAAAAATATTAAGGGACCGTGCACTTTCATACAGCTCAAATCTTCGGTCGCCAGCAACAAGCAACTGGTCAAAGTGCTCAAAGAACGCCTGGTGTTCACGACCCTGGCAGACGTCGTGGAATCGACCGAAATCGTCCACGAACCTTCTCTCACGGAAACCTCCAACCCCGCGGACGCCTTCGTCGTGTCCCTGGCGCGGCATTTTTATCCCGCAAGGAAATACCCGAGCTTCTCCCACTTTGTGATTCGGATCGTCTTGGACAAAACGCAGCTGCTGCAGAAGGAACTCAATATCGAGAACATCCGGGACGTCATCCGGGGGCACCTGGGAACAGGCCCGCATTACATCATGCAGGTCTCGGAAGTCAACATGCCCCAGTGGGTGGTGCGGATTCGGATGTGTGGCATCGGCGCGATGCGCGATAAACTCACGACCCCCCGAGACCAAGTCGATTTTGAGAAGAACCTTGCACACCTCTTCCTCGATCATCTGTGCAGCGAGATTCGACTGTGTGGGATCCAGGGCATTAGCGGCACCGTGTACGACGAGGAGACGTTTACGCGCTGGGACGAGGAAGATCTGCAGCACACCCACCACGCGCAGTACATGATCATGACCCGGGGGGTAAACTTGCGGGCCATATGGCGCCAGCCCCTCGTCGCTTGGGAGCGGACGGTTTCCAACGACTTGTTTGAAATCGCCGCCGTGCTGGGGATCGAAACAGTCGCGGTGATGCTGTTCCACGAAATCCGCAAAGTGCTTTCGGCCGACGGCTCGTACGTGAACGACCGGCACATCATGCTAATCGTCAACACGATGACGCGCAGCGGCAGTTTGATGGGACTGAACCGCCACGGACTCAACAAATTAAGCGGCACCGGTCCCTTGGTAAAAAGCACGTTTGAACAAACTGTGGATATTTTTTTTGAGTCTGCGGCATTCGGCGAGCACAACCCCATCTCCTCCGTTTCGGACAACATCATGTGCGGACAACGCATTCCCGGAGGGACTGGGAAACCAGCAATGGTGATCGCGCCGACCTACTTGGCCGACGTGCGCAAACAAGCCGACCGAAGTCGAACCACAGCCGCACTGCCACGCTTCAAGGTAACGCGCACGTACTACTCTAAATATTTGGCCACGCCGCCCCAGCAGGTGGTCCCCATCCGCGCTCCAGCAAGCCCCACCTACGTCCCGAC